AAAGTCGAACACGTACTGGATGACTCATCCTGTTAAAGCACTGCGCATGAAGCGCATGCTGAAACAGTTCAGCCTCCTTGAATGGGGTGGCAACTACAAGAACTTTTATGACCCCATGCATTTTGTTATTAAGACTCCAAGTGTTGCTGCTGTTAAGGCTGAGATGAAACGTTTGGGGATCACACCATCGGGGAAAGTTAAGGCTCAAGGGAAGGTCTAATCGTGTCGGACAACAAGGCAATTGTTAATGATATCCCTTTCGCCATTGGCTCGGATGTTATTGAAGCCCTTGCCCGGTATGACCGCAGTAGTTTCGCTGCCGACTACGCCATAGGTAACCAGCCGTGGCTGAGTTCAATGAGTAAGGAAGAAAAGTATTCCCGTGTGACGACACAGTTCCAGAAGGAACGTATCGATCAGGGTGCTTCCGCTGGTGAGAACACGTTGAGTAACTGGTGGCTGCGTTCAGCCACCTCATGGCATCGTGGTGCAGGTTCCGATTTCTATGATGCTGATGAGGCTGACCAGTTCCGGTATCGCGAGTCAGCGAACATTGATGTGTGGACTCAGGGTGAATTGTCACTGCTGCCTGAAACAACTAAGGTGATGGAGTCTGGCGGGTCTGACGCTACTACGTGCGCGTTGGGTGTCTGGTTTATTTCCGGCGGTTCAGTGTTTCTTTATCGGGCATCGTCTGATGCCATCGAGGAGATCACTGCATTTACTGGTACAGCGTTGAAGATTACAACTGATGGCTGCTCTGCTTTGGTTGCAGCAACTGATGGTATTTACGAGATCAGTAACACGTTGACGGTGACGAAGTTGTATTCGCCACCTACTGGTTCGGCAACGTGGGATGTGCAAGCGATTGGTTTTGTTAAGGGCAGGATCATTGTTGGTTGTGAAATAACTGACGCTGCACCTATGCGCGTTTTTGAACTGGGCAGGAACCCTGCCTCCACACCTATGACTGTTGTTATCGCTGATGATTCCCGTTACGAGTACACATCAACTAGCCTGTCGTTTGCTGCCGTTACTGAAACGACAGCGGCGATTCTTGTTGCAACGAACACGGGCATTCAGTCACGGGTCGTCTCGTTCACTATTGATACAAGTGCTACTGGTTTGGGTGCAATGCTTGAACCGATTGTTGTTGCCGAGTTCCCGATTGGCGAGATTGTTCGGGACATGAAATCGTACTTGTCAACGTATGTTGTTACAGCAACGAACAAGGGTGTTCGGGTTGGTGTCGAATCAAACAATGGTCTCGGGTTGACTTATGGTCCGATCACTGTTGAGGATGATGTGCAAGATCTTGCTTTCAATGGCGAGTATGTGTATGCCACCCGTAGGGTTAGCCGTTTAAGTGCGCAGGGTTTGTGGCGTATCGATCTTGGTACTGAGGTTGGTGACAGTTACGCTTACGCTTCGGATCTTTCGATAGCCGATGAGGCTCCAATAAGTGTTGCGTTTATTGGGGTTTCTGGTCGCGCATTCATCACTACTGCCGATTCAGTGTTTGTTCAGCATGCTACGAGGAAGGCTGAGAATGGCTATCTTGCTAGTGGTCTTGTGCGTTTTGGTACTACGGAAAGGAAACAGCCTGTCTCTGCGGCAGTTCGTTCTCGGGTAGGTACTGGGGCGTTGGGTATTTCTGTCACTGATAGTGATGGTGATGTTGCAGGGTTTGAAAGCCTGCCGGTTGGTGGCACGTTGAACATTCCAGTGTCGGCTGAGTTGCAGCCGAACACTGAGTTTGAGGTGACGATCACGATGAATCGTGGCGGGGATGATGATGCTGGTCCTGTGCTTGAGGAGTGGCAGTTGCGTGCGCTGCCCGCACCTGTACGTTCACGCACCATAACCGTTCCACTCTTGTGTATGGATGAGGAGCGGGACGCGAACAATGTGATCCGCACTTCCAGTGCGTGGTCACGTTTGCAGGCTCTTGAACAGTTGGAGCAGTCGGGTGGCGCATGCATGTTCCAAGATTTCTCTACGGGCGAGGAACGTATTTGTGTTGTGCGTGCTGTGCAGTTTGAGCAGGCTAACCCGCCTTCGTTCACTCATGGGTTCGGTGGCATTGTGACTGTGCAGTTGCAGACTGTGGATGTGGAGATCTGATGGATGTAATGTCTGCTGCGCCACTGGTTGAGTTGGGGCAGGTGGATCCGCTGGTTGGCAAGGTTCGTACAGCGTTGAATGTTGTGGGTGGTGACGAGTTTGATGAACCGTTACGGCAGGTGTTGCGTGGGGTTCAAATGAATAATGACATTCCAGCGCATGGAATGATTGATGAGTATCTTCTTAAATGGTTGAAGATACCGATAGTTTAAAAAGTGTGGGGAGGCTTCGGCCTCCCCACCTTTTTCTATTTGGTGAGGTTTTCGATATCGCTCAGTGGTGTAGCCACAATGGTGTGACGCCTGCTGGTGTTTAGTTCTGGCTTGAATGATGCGACTAGTTCATGCCAGCAGTCATCGCATAGGTCTCCCGTGTAGCGTTTCTTTCCACGCTGAGATACCCATTGGTTTATTTCTATCCCGTTGGATCTGCGTTGACACCTGTCGCAGATAACAACTTGAATTTTTGCCATTGCCTCTCTCATCTCCCAACAACTCGTTTCAGTGGTACAACATTCCCCTGTTTGTTACTTGGGAACATCGCTTGCCCCTTGAGACGCTTGTCGCGGTTGATGCGATCCCCCGTCAAACCCAAATACCTTTCAGTCATTGTAACGGATTTGTGGTGGAGTTGTGTTTGCACTAGGCGTAGTGCCCCATCCGTGCCCATGTCTACGAGGGCATCGAACCATGCCCTCGCACCGGAGCGGCGGAGGCAATGCATGCCTTCCCAGTGGGTGTCATCCCAGCCATATGCATCAAGACATTTTTTAATAAGAGTTTCAGGTTTTGTTATCTTGCCTGTTGGATTGAACTGGTCATTTTCCCTGAAACCTTGCCTGCCCGGAGGTATGAGTTTCCACTCGCTTTCTAACGGGCTGCCTATTGCATGTTGGTATGCGGTGAACCATCTGCGTAACTCGGTATCGAGTTCCGCGTTGATCGGCATGATGTCGAAGTCGTTGGTTTTGTGGATGGTCACTCCGATGGTGCCTGCCTGCAGGTCAATGTTTTTTATCTGCAGTGAGATGGCTTCACTTGACCGTAGGAATAGGTAGATGCCTAGGGCCGCCATCATGCGGTGACGGGGGTCTGGGGCTGCGTCAAGGAAGTCGGTGAACTCGTCTTGCCTGAGTCGGCGGCGTTCTTTCACTGACACTTTCTTGTACCTGATTCCCAGCATCGGGTTTGAGTCGGGGCGGATCATCTCGTGTGCGCGGCACCACCCAAAGAACGCTGACATGGATGCGTGAACAGCGTTCGTGCTGGACGCTGATCGGGCATTGGAAGTAGCGTCAATTACGTCAGCGATGTTGGCTGATGTGATGCTGCGTAGTTGCCGGTTTGGTGACAGTTCGCGTATCAGGAATACAAGGTTGGATTTGTCGTTGCGAACCGTGTTGTCGGAGAAGCCTTGCCTTCTCCTCCATTGCAGGTAGTCAGGTATCGCCTGACCTAACGTTATATCTCTCATGTTGCATAAGATAGCGTATTGCATCTCGCAATGCAACACTTTTCTGGAACATGTAAATGCAACATGCCGCAGATAATATGGCTACAAATACGAAATCTAATTTTTGTGAGGAAACGCAGTACTTTTTGGGGGTTAATATGTCTAAATTTGAATGCAGGGTGTACAGTACCTACTAACTAAGGAGGTATGAAACATGAGCGCAAGACGTAAACTGCCATCAGAATCGATTATGGCTGGGTGGGTTGAATCAGGCATGACGCATGAAGAGATCGCCCAACGTGTATCCGATGAAATTGGTGAGCCTGTGTCGCGTGCGTCCGTATCGGGGGCTTTGTCACGGGCGGGGTACACCAACAGGCTGAGATATGACAAGTACATTCCGTGGAGTCCTATTGCCATCCGGCATAATTCCGCCTACCAATTGACCATGCTACGCATTGGTGCCCGCATGAATGACAGCCACGAGGATCGTGGCACTGTCACCGCAGGTGAGCGCCGAAGGTTCTTGAAATGGTCACAAGAACTTAAGGACAAAGGACTGGTCGTTCATTACGAATACTCCAGCCCTGAGGGATTCTTTTATGTCCCTGCCCGCTCACAAGACGATGGTCTTGTGCGCGTCCCTGACCCTATAGCCAAATCAGCATAACCCTGTATCCCATCTGGGGTCTCGCTTAACGCTCGACCCCTTATGCCGGATCCCTGAAAAAGGGTAGACCCCCCCCTCCCCCCCACACAAAATTGTGGAGTAGGAGAGGGGGGCTTTTTCTTTTTCAAGGTCTGGCTTTTGCCGTCACCCGTCAGAAAGGTATAGCCCCCACCGCTTTCGCGGTAGCGAAGATTCTTCCAGAACTTATTGCAACATGCAACAGAAGATGCGGCGTGTCGGGTGACAATGTCAGTGGCATGCGATAGGTTTCCTTCATGCAAATAAATGACTGGTCTTTTGATGACTTTCAAATTGCTTTTCTTTCGGGGGAAAGCGAAATACTTATTGATAACAAACAAGATTTGGCACTCATGGTGTACCCGTGGTCAGCATGCGAGTCTTGCAAAACTCGCGCCGCCCGCGTTGTCCAGTCAATGGGGTACACGGACATTATTGAAACCGGGCACCTTGAGAACTACACCATCGAGGGTGCTGACACCAATGACTGTGACTATTTTCTGTTAGCACCACCCCCACGGGTGGTGATCATTCGTGCTTGATATTCCAGTGCATCGTTCGTACTCCCAGTTGAGCACGTTCTACAAATGCGCCCACCAGTACTACCTATCCAAGATAGCGAAAGTACCTGAAAGGCCAGCGTTATATCTGGCTGCTGGCTCTGCCGTTCATGAGCACATTGAGGTCATTAACCATCGAATTTATCAGGAGCAAATGCAACATGTCTGACACAAGTGGAATAAACACACGGGGAATCCCATCCGAGGTTTGTTTGAATTGCGGTGGCACCACATTCAAGATACTTGCCCGCTTTACTGACAGCGAATTGTCGTGGTACACGACCAACGGGTACTGCATCCAATGCGAATCACCCGTCACCGTCCCCACTCCTCTGGATAACCCAGATGTTTTGGAGTTCGACTATGAGTTCTGAGTTGATGCTTAAGGAATGGGAGGAGATCTTTCAATCACAGATTGAACAGATCCAGAAACGTACCGATGTTCCGCTGGCTCAGTGGAAAACCGTTGGACGTAAAACCAAAGCCAACCCCAATGGTGAGGATCTTGCCTTCTGGAAAGCCGATGGTCTACGTCAAGTTGAAATGTATGGGCAGTGGCTAGCCAAGTCAGGGTGGCAGATAGCCACCATGCCTGACGGTCAGCCCGGTATCGAATGGAAAGCGGAAACAACATTCGGTGGCGCACCTGTCCGCGCAATCGTTGACGCGATCTACAAAGTCGGTAACGACCTTGTTGTTATCGATTACAAGACAGGGTCACGCACACCGTTCGGCATGATCCAGATGGGTTTGTACGCATCAGCAATTGAACGTGTGTATGGGGTGCGACCCAAGTTCGGTGCGTTTTATATGACACGCAAAGGCGAACTCTCTGACCTCACTGACCTGTCCACATGGTCAATGGACTACTTCGATTACGGCTTCGCCGCCATGAACGCAGCCATCGATACAGGTTTCTTTCCACCCAACGTTACGGACGCATGCAGTTACTGCTCGTTCGCTGACTACTGCATTGCAGTCAATGGTTCTAAATCCGCCGCATATCCATTAACAAAAATAACAAAGGAGAAATGATGAGCACCACCACTGAATCACCGTTTAGTTACACGATAAAGGTCGGAGCAAAGGGCGACCTGCTCACTGGTCGGGCAGAAAACTATGACCAAATGTCAGTGCGTATCTCTGAACTACTACGCCTCAAGTTGGCTATTGAAGGCAACACTTCAGCACCAGCAGAACCTACTGCTGCACCAACACAAGCACAAGCAGTGCAGAACTTCGCTGATGCAGGCATGGTCGCATCAGTCACGCAGATTCCTGCTGCACCAGCACCCGGCATCGAGGAGATCGCTGACCGCTGGGGCAACACATGGGTGTACGGGCATCCTGATGCGCCAGCACTGCCTGATGGTCGCGGCTCCTACGCACGCAAGACTGGAACGAGTAAGACAGGTAAGCAGTACACTGGATGGTTTGATCCCGCTAAGGGACCGAAGCCTTTCCCTGTGGGTGCCGTTGAAGCGGAACCAATTTTCCCGCCGCGAGGGCAACGCTAAACGATGCGTTCGCTTCTACAAGTTGTTCGGTCAACCAGTGAGGCAGGTCAGGATCTCCCAGAGATCCTGCCTGCGCTCTCTGCAGCAACGATCAAGTTCCGGCGAGGACAACTTCACGTAGTGGCAGGGCAGCCCGGGGGTGGAAAAACGCTCCTCTCACTCTGGTATGCGATCAACTCTGGCGTCAATGTCTTGTACTTCAACGCGGATTCCGACCAAGGCACAATCGTTAACCGTGCTAGCGCAATCCTGATGGACAAGACAGTTGATGAAGTGAAAGGGATCCTCGAATCTGATGCTGCTTTCAGTGTCGAAGATAAACTGCTTGATCTTTCACGCCGGATACGCATTGAACCTAACCCGCATCCAACACTGGATGACATTTATGAAGAAACAGAAGCATACGTAGAACTCTTTGGCTGCCCGCCTGACTTGATTGTCGTTGACAATCTTCTCAATCTTGCTGCCGCTCATGACAATGAGTGGACTGCCATGCGTGACGCGATGAGTGCAATGCACTCACTCGCCCGTGAAACGGAAAGCGCAGTAGTTGTACTGCATCACGTATCGGAAAACGACTCGAAGCCTGAATACCCAGCACCACGCAAAGCATTGCTGGGCAAGGTCAGCCAACTACCTGAATTGATTCTGACGGTAGCCATGAGTGGCGACAGGTACATGGTTGCGGCAGTAAAAAACCGGGACGGCATTGCCGACCCGAGTGCTGAGAATGCAATACGGGTTGCCGTTGATCCTTCACGGATGTCTCTGTTCAACAACAAAGAAGAACTCGAAATGGCGAACACGAGGAGAGCATGGCAATGAGATATCCAGACTTCACTGGCGCAGCATGCGCTGGACTACCGACAGATGAATTTTATGGCGACCACGGCACACCAATGCCAGTGAAAACAATCAAAAAGATTTGTGCTGAATGCCCAGTGCTCAACGAATGTTTCGAATGGGGTTTACATCATGAGCGTCACGGCATGTGGGGTGGGGCATCACCCGATGAACGCCGCAAGATCCGCCACAGTGAAGGCATCACACTGAAAACACCAGAGGCAGTGTTCACCGCATCGTGGGAGATGACATGAGTGCAGCGAACAAAGCCAAAGGTTCACGTTGGGAAATCGAACTTGAAAGTTTTTTCAACGACAGTGGCCTGAAGGCTCGGCGTCTACCAAGGGCAGGCGTCAATGATATTGGCGATGTGTCCATCGAGTTGAAGTCAGGCAAGGCACTAGTCATCGAAGCGAAGAACGTGAAGCAAGTGAACCTTGCTGACTTCCTTCGACAGGCAATGGTCGAGGCCGTCAACTATGAGGCGAAGTACAAGACAGTTGCCTATCCACTTGTCATGGTAAAGACACGCCAGAAGGGAACGTCCGAAGGCCGCGTAACTCTCACCATCGAAACACTGATCGAACTTCTCCGAGAGGAGGGGTTGGTGTGATGGATGCGGACAACCTCGAAGAGGTGATGCTGTCAGTACTGGACTACTACGACATTCCAATTCGTGGAACAGGTGAACGCACAGTGAAATGCCCAGTGCATGACGAGAACGTTGCGTCAGCATCAATAAACGTGGGCAAGGGATTGTTCCACTGCCACGCCTG